CCATCACCTTCATTCCAAAAGTTTAAGTTACCTCCTTCACCAATTCCCATTATGCCTTGATCTGTAAATATATCACCAGCATTTTTTAAAGCACCTAATTTATTACCATCAGATAATCGTTGATCATCAAAATCTTTTAAATAAGCTATTTTTTCTTGCTTGTATGTACCCATTTGACCTGCTAAATTCCTAAAGCTGCTTTGAATACCATTCATTTTGTCTCTAAGTTCCATGTACATCCCAGAAGAAGGATCATCTATTTTAGCTATTTGAGTAGCATACTCTGCATATTTTTGTTTGTTTTCTACTAAGTAGTTAGAAACTGCTGAATTTTGTTCTCCTGTTAATTGAGTTAAATCAATATCAGAGTTTAATGAATTTATATAAGCACCTACTTTATTATTAACTAAAGCTTTTTTAGCTATATTTTGAGCAGTTATTATAGCTAATTCCTGTCCTGTCTCTTTTGCTACGGCTTGAGCACGAGCTCCCCAGGTAGATTCTTTACTCTGACCTAACGCAGCGGCACCTCTTACTAAATTTATATTCATAGTTTTATTATTTATCCGTTAAACCCCGTTTCCAGGTGCGCCTAAAAATTCTCCAAAAGCACTACCTTTACCAATTGTTCCATCAGCAAACCCTCCTAATGTTGCACCAACTGCTCCAGTAACACCTCCTACTATACTATTAGTAGCATCTTGTCTTGCTTTATTTGCTGCACCTAATCGTTGTTGCGACATACCTAACAATGTTTCTGTTTTGTCTTTTTCAGCGTCTCTAGATATTAATTCACCTTTTCTTTCGTATAATTGTATATTTCCTGCTTGCTGGCGTTCTGCTGCTTGATTATTTTGTTCTTGCCTTCCAATATCCAATGAAGCTTGTCTTGTTTGTGACTGTTGCTGACCGGCTAATGATTGAGCTAAAGAAGCAATTCCAGATCCACCTGCTGCACCTTGAAGTCCTGACATAACATTAGACAATCCTTGATTAGATTGTTCTGCAGCAAATTGAGCAGCACCTTGGTTAACCGTAAGATCTTCTTGAGTATTTTGCATGTCATCATAAACATTAGAAGTATCTAAGTTTTCAAATTGTGCTTTCCTATTATTATATTCTCCTTGAGCTGCCCTTTGCTCACGCTTTCTCTTTCCGCTACCTATTATTCCGCTAGCTATTCCGGTAAGACCACCTACTATTTGTCCTATCATTTAATTAAGTTTTATAGTTTTATTATTACGTATTATTTGCTGCTCTCAAATATTTCAGAACCAATAGAAAATAGTTCCCCATAAGATGTAGAGTTATTTACAAATTGAGCTTCAGCATAGTATCCTTTTAAAGCACTCACAACTGTCATTATATCTTGAACATAAAATACAAAATCAGCAGACGTTGGAGGCTGTACCCCTGCTGCAGCATTAACAACAATAACAAGCCCCGTTATAGAAACTATAGGGCCCATTTTTATCTCAATATCCGTAGAGGTATCTAAATACCAAGCAATATCGTTTACTTGTATGCCTACTGGTAATGCACTAGGAAAAGTTATAGTTATGTTTGCCATTTTTTATTTTTATTAAGGTTGTATTGAACATATTTGACCCGTTGGTCCAGTCATTCCACTTCCAACTATCCTAGTAACAGTTGCTCCAGTCACAGGATCATTAATATTATACCAACCACCATCCCCTACATACACAGTAGTAAGAGCAGTATTAGTATAAGCTACTTTACCTGTACTAAATGTATTACCTACAAAATAAATTGTATTAGGTAATGTACCTATTAAACAAGCGGCATTAGCAGATGCTGCACCACTAGATGTTACTGGGAAAGGAACGCTAAAGCATCCTGTAGTTGTTGCAATTTGTTTAGCTCCAACACCTGTGCCAATTGAATTTGTAGCAAAAGCTCTTACAAAGAATGCGGTACAATTCGCTAATCCAGTTATAGCAGCAACAAAGTCAGCTGTACCTGCAGCACTATCAGTATAAGTGCTAAAAGTGTTAAAGAATTTATCTGTGCTGTATTGTATACCTCTGGTTGTAATAGCAGCGCCGTTGTCACTTATAATTTGACCGCCTGTATTAAATGAAGTATTTGTTACACTTGATATTGCTGTGGTAGTTATTGTAGGTATTGAAGCCGAAGCACCTGTGCAATTTATATCTGGGCAACATAATCTTAATATATTCCAGCCAGTTCCAGTAGGACCTGTTGTTCTTATTTGCGCAAAAGGACTCTTTATATAATCTGCTGCGGTATATGTAAACCAAATTACTTGTTGATACGCAATACCCCCTACAGTCATTGTTGTAACAGTATTACCTGTATCTACAGTAAATGCAGTTTGTCTAGTAGGAGCTGTTCCTTTTTGATTACCAATAAATTGATCTACAACAAGTGTTTGTGAATTTGTAGGAATTGTATTTGTTGGTGGAGTACCATATATATTGTCATAAGTTCCAGAGTTTAATGAAGTCATTCCTGAAGTAGCTTGTTTTGCATTATCATGAATTATTTCAAATTTATCAGGAACACTTTGTGCTCTAACTAAAAATGCTATTAAACCACCACTAGATTCTAAGTCTATATTATTATTCGTTATACCAGGTCCTCCTGAGGTTACAGCAGAACTACATGCAATCGAAGCATTAACACTAATCCAATCGCTAAAGTCAAGCAGCATGGCCGTATCAGTATCCCCGTAATTACTTATAATTATATTGCCGCTTATTGTTATAGAGCTTTGATCTGAATTACCAAAAACAGCAACAAGGCCGGTAGTATTTACACTAAAACCATTACTTTTTGTAAAGGATATACCTATAGGAGCAGATATTGTTAAGCCAGGGGTTACTGTAAGTTGAGTAGCTGAATCCACAGAAACAACCGTATACGCTAAAGTTGAAACAGTACCTCCATCTGAATTAAATCTCATTCCCGCAACTATTCCCGTAGTACTTTCTAATGTCATAGTAGTACCGGAAGCACTAGTTACTTGCTGTGTAATTGATTCATTTCCTTCCCAAACCACATCTGATAATAAAGTAGATATATTCATAGGGTCTCCATTTACTGAAGTAATAATCCATTCAATAGTCGCAATAGAGCTAAAAGAACCTAAAGCAGGTTCTGAAATACTAGTAAATTGTTGTACAACATCAAATCCGCCATTAAATATACTTGAAGTTTTAGGCTCAAATACAATTTCTCTTAATCCTAATTGACTAATAATTAAAGGGTTTGGCGCAACACTAGCAGCTATATTTCCGGAATATGTAAAAGTCCATGTTTTAGCTAAAACTGTAGCTGGAAATGTTACTAATTGTTCTTGATATCCACCAGCTGTCATAACTACATTTGTAGCTATTGATAAAGTTGTTGAGCCATCTGTTGCTGTAATACTATATGTAGCTCCTTGTATTCCAAAAACTTCTAAACTTCTGGTTAGTCCTAGTTGAGGTACAAACCATCCACTATAAGGTATTGCTGTAATTTCAACGGCTTGATTAAATATAGCTTTTGCATTTATTGAAAAAGATATAGAATCACCCGATATATCTTGCAAAGGGTAAATATAATTTACGTTATATGATATATTAGTTAATTGATTGTCAGAATTATAAGTAGGTGTTTGAACAATTGTATAATTAGATTGATTACCTGTAACAATATTAGCAGAAGGAGATTCTAAATAAAAACCAGAATTTGCATTATAGGTTCTTATAAATAAACTTTCTACTTCTTGAAATGCACCGGAATTAGAATAAGCAGTATTAGTTTCTGAGCTATTACCATTAATATTACCTCCTACGCTCGCATTTATAACACCTGCTATTGTAACTAAATCAACATTTGCATCACCTATTACACATAAGTTTATAGTGTAATTACTTGAAGGCATAACAAAACTAGTAATAAAAGTTACAGTACATAATACATTTAAACCACTTTGCGTAAACACTATAGAAAGAATAGCCGCATCTGTAGTAGATGTAGAAAAATCAGATGCCGTTGCAGTAAATCCTGAATTAGGAATTATTGTGATAACAGCTGTAGGGTGCAGTCCTGACACGACAGCACTCTCCGGTATTTCATATACAATATTTGTAAAATTGTAATTGTTATTAGTTACAGGCATGTGATAATTTTTTATTTAATTTTTTTAACTAGGGTCACTACAAGTAGTATCTATATTTACATTAAGAAAATAACTTTGAGCATCAGACGTTGATCCAGTAGGATTACCAATTCCGTCTCCAACAACCTTACAATCGTTAAATATACTTAATGCTTTTATGTAATTGAAATATTTACCTTCTTTCTTTTGAAATTCTTTTATTTCTCCTCCTTCTAAATCAGTTCTAATATAATTAGTAAACCATCCTGCTTTTTGTTGTCTTGTTGCTGTTGGGACAATTTGATTAGCATTAACTTCCGCTATAGAATACCACTTAGAACCGCTTTGATATTGAATAACTTTAGATTGTGTTCCAGTATAGTTTAAAGTGCTAAATCCTTTAATAGCTTGCGGCATTTCATTTATAATAGCATTAAAAGAGCTTACGTATTGTACGCCATAAAAATTATTATATAAAGTGTTGCTACCGTGCTGCCACAAAAGGCCATTTTTAAAAGTGTAATATATATTATTTAAAGTAATTCCAGCTTCTTTTATAAAATCTTTTCTGCCAGTCCACCCCTTAACAGTTTCTTTAAATGAAACGGTTGTATTTAATACTAAAGAAGAAGCAGTAGAGCAATCTGGATCCAATTGAAAGCTTTGATCTCCGCTTAACTTTGATTGCCAATAAGGCGATAAATTGTTTAAGGTTAAATTGTATAAATCTTTATCATCATCATAACTACCAATAGCTGTTGTTGATGTTCTTAAGTTATCCGCAAAGAAACTAGACATGCCATTTTCAGCTATATTAGTAATGCCGTCTCTTGATAATCTTATAACAGCTCCTCTGTTTTTATCGGTAAAATATGTTCTAAATCCATAGGCAGCAAATGACTCTGGATTTTTTGATATTCCATATTCTCCAGCATAAGGAACAGCTTGTCCTAATACATTATTATTAGATGTTACGTTAACGTTACCGTCAGCATTGAATAGAGCGTCCTTGTTGGCTAATATACGCAAACACTTATCTTCACACAAAGATATTAAATCGGTGTCTCTAGAGTGAAGTTTTTGAATGGTACCATATATAGGATTAAGATCTTTTGTTATAGGCAATGCTTGTATAAATTGATTTAATCTATTTATACCGGAAGTGGAATTATATATTTGTGAAAATATCATTCCATTGCCTCGTCTTTCCACTGCATATGGTTCGTCTAATACAGTTGATACTTTAGGTCCTTTATCTATAGTAACAGCATTGTAATCATCTCTAATACGATTTGATTCTACTCCGTTACCAAAAGAAAATACGTTAAACCAATCTATTGTTTTAGTAGTATTGTAATCTGATATATTAAAAGAACTAGAAGCTTCGTAATAAAAATCTAAATCTACAGTTTCTTTAGGTTCAGTTTCAAATATTGCAGGATTATTAGTACTTAAAGTTTTATTTCCATCTTTTTGTACCTTTTCTAAAATTTGTATTTCAGTAATAGGATTTGACCCTAATCTATTTGTAAATATATCTTGATCAGAATAAGGTTCTTCTAGTTCTATTTCCCATTGATTTCTACCGTTACTAAAGTTTGTATAATTACCACCAAGATTGCCAGCGGCGAGGCCTCTTCTTTTAAATGATCTGGCAGTAGCTTTTATTACATAGGTTTTTCCAAAAACTCCTGAAGCATCTGCAAATCTAATAATAGTACCAACCTCATCAATAGGTGCCATTGCTCCATTTAACCATTTATCTGGATCATTTCTGTCGTCACGAAGAAGTCCATGCATCATGACAGTAAATTTAGTATTATCAGAACATTCGCCAGGGTATCTCCAAGGGCATACTAATCCCCAAGGTTTTCTTCTTGACGAACTTCCGCTTGTGTTACCTTTATCATACCAAACGGCATCCTGAGTACTATCGCTGTTACCTTGATTTTTTTGTGTTTTAACTTTAAAAGATTGTTTTATAGCATACTCTGTTGCTTGTATAGGAAAAGTATCAATTACATTTGTATCAAATCCAAAATCTCTATTTATTTTTACAAAAAATCTACCAGCAAACTCAGGCAAGTTTTTACTTTCTTCTTCAAATAATGTTATTGTTATATCATCACCTGTATCTAATTCATTTAGCCAAAAAGATTCATTACCTAAAGCCTCATCAAGTTGAACAGAATATTGATTTCCTGTGCCAGTTGGTCCACCTGATGCTATCTTATATATTTTAGTTGAAAAATTACCTGTAGAGATTCTTAAGGAAGAGTTGGAATTAAATCCGTCTCTAAAATTAGGATTACTATCTGTACTAGGCCCATCAAATTTAAAAAATATGGCATCTAATTGAGGCTGATTTACAGATAAAATAGTACAATCGCCTCTACCTATTGATTTATTATTAATTTTAATAAAATCAGGTGCTTCACTTTCTATAGCAAGTACTTTGTATTTGTATAAAGCATCTACAGATTTAGAAGCCGCATGCTGTTTTTTTAATATTAAGTAAGTTTCTTCATCAACTTTATTTCTTTCTGAAGAAGGGAATGATAGCCATACATTTCCGTCATCCGAATTATAGTATCTATCTAAAGCTATATTATAATATTCAGTTGAATTTTCTTTTATAAATACCTTATAAGAAGTAGCAAAAGAAGGAGCCGCTCCAGTAGGTGTAATTGTTAATTTATTTACAGAATTTGATGTAGCTATAGGAAAAGTTACTGCGGCAGTCTTATTAGTAAACACAGGGGTCTCTCTCCCAAAAGCATCTTTAAAAACAATCCCAGCTTGATAAGTTCTTAAAGACTTAACTGAAGCTAAAGGTAAATTCGTAGTAGAAGTACCTTCTGAGTTTGGGTGTTGTTGACTAAAAGCAGCGGTGTTTAAAGATACGGGATTTACATTGTAATTTTGTAAATAATTACCGTATACAATTCTATTACCTGTTACTTCTTGCGACTTAGCCATTCTAGGCACATTATCCCAAGGTCTTAGTAATTGATTTGATTCAACAGCCCCGCCTACAATTTCATTTTCTATTTCAAAAGAAGTAGTTAATACACCATTAACAGTATAATCTTTTCTTTTTAATGTTTCAACACTATATACAGCTTGACTATTAGATTCTTTATATAATAAATCAATTTCAGAAACTTCTTGAGAACCCCATGTAATATTTTCTATTATAAGTTTTCTAAGACTATTTGTCATTCCAGTATTATGTCCATCAGATGAAATATATTCAAATTGAGAACCTATAAAAGCCACGTCTGTAAATGGTGAAAAACAAGAATATTCATTATCTATATACTTCCATCTATAAGCAAACCTAGGAAATACATATTCAAATAAAGGTTCTTTTTCTACAATTAAACAATCCCATACTATAGGTGTTGCAAAAATACCTATCTCATTAGTTATAGCTAATATCTTTATAACAACAGTAGTGTTGTTTACGCTTACTATTAAAGCTCTTATACTATAATTAAAAACTTCATTGTATTCATTAGTATATGATCCTGATAATATAATTATAGAATTTGGCTCTTGTATCCAAGCCGGGACTAATTGACTTACTACTATTGTATTTGTACCGTTATAACCGCCTGGTAAATTACTGTTTGCATAATAATTTGCATCGGTTGCAACATTATCGGACCATTGACCAAAAGTAGGTAAAGACTCCCTGTCTCCTGGGGCATTAGGTACGTCTGGAATAAATGTAAAGTTTTCTAAAATTCCTGTAAAAGTTGTAGATACAGGTGTAACCCCAGTACCAGCTACATCCACTCCAAATAAAGAAGGAGCCATGTTTAATTTTAATGCTGTAAGAGGTGATTTTTTTATTACAGTAACATCCGCTTCTGTAAAATTAGGCTGAGCCGTTAAATTAGTAGAATAAGAATTCTGAGCTGGTATCCATAAAGGTATTTTTGTTTGAGTAACAAAATCTACAGATCCAGTTCTAAATTTATTAACATTAATCTTTTTTGGTTCTGTTTGATCATCAGTCCAAAATAATAATCCATCAATTATATTAATACCAGTTATACGATAGCTTGTTGAAAATTTTAAGATACTTTGAACGTCTACTAATATAGGAGAAATAGCATTTGAAGATTGATCATATTCTGCTATAACACTTGCTGTGTCACTAGCTATAAACCAATATATTTTTTCATTAGCATCATCTCTATATGTACCTATACATTTTGCATTTGATAAATCACTTATATAATTTGTCGTCCAAGTTGTTATTTTAGACGCTAGCTTACCTCGAAGCTGTAAGTTACCCTTTACGCTTTGAAAAGCACCTACATCACTTGCATCAGAGTTAGCTAAATCTAAATTTAAAGCATCTCGGTATTCGCCGTTAGGAACAAGTCTTTCATCAAGATCTTTGTTCATTCTTCCGGCCTGGAAAACATGTACAAACTCTGGCATATGTTAGTGTTTTATAATTTTAGATTTATTACGCATTACTTGTGTAATCTCTTCAATTTTAATATTAGATAATCTTAATTTAGCAGTTCTTTTTGCAGCTCCTCTTTCTTTTTTAAATCTAGAAACTAAATACTCAGGAACATTTGTTCTTGTTGAAAGTATTGCGTAAGCCATATATTTATACAAAGCATCTTCAGCAAATTTGTGCACAGACATATCTTCATCTTTCTGTACTCCGTCTGATATATACTTTAAAGTAACTATTCTTCCAACAAAGCTTGAATCAAAAAATATAATACCCTGTAGTTGATCTATATAGAATACACCATTTGTTTGAGCTTGCTCTGGAGATAATCCGTATCGTTGCCCGTAATGGTTTATAGCTACAATTTCTCTTGTAGGTAAATCTAAATTTTGATTAGGGGTACTTCTTTGAAACTTTTTTTGTGTTTCTGATGATTGTGCAGAAACTATTTCACGATCTTGTTCGTCAAATAAGTATTCATAGTTATCATCTTGTAATATAGGAAAAGGATTACTTGTTTTCATAGCAGGATATATAACCCTTTCAATACCATTACTATCTGTCCATGTAAGTTTTACGTAATTTACATAATCTTTTGGCAAAACAAAGTTTAAGTTAGGTCCAATTTCAATCTCTTGACTTAATACTGAAGGTAGTATATCAAAACTAAATTCTTGTATTCCGCGTTGAGCATGAAAAGCAACATCTGTTCTTTTTATTTTTGGAATGATTTTGTCTTCGCCTGTATATGATATAATAAAATTATTAATAATATCTTTTATACTGACAAATTGATAATTGCCATAATCTTCATCCCAGCTATTCCATACCCCGTCAGGGCCTAAATAGTATTGTTCGTCTGTTTGATTTATTAAACCCATATATTATGCTTTTTCTTGTCTAATTGTTTCTTGTTCTTCTGCATTAAAAACTTGATAAAGATTTAAATCTTTTATCAGTATACCTGCTAATTCTAGTATTTTAACAACAAGATCCGCTTCGTCGGATTCATGCAATTCAAAATCTACAGAATTATTAGCATCATATAAAGGTTCATTAAATACAATTTGATAAGCCCACTGCACAGATGCTGGCGTTTTTATATAAAAATAATCTACATCTGCCACTGCAGTAATTTCTATGTCTCCGTATATTTTAATACCAGATGAATTTGATACGAAAACAGGCCTAATGTTTTTGGGTTTTGTAAAAGGTGAAGCATCTATATATAAGAATTCATTAGCGTTTATACGCTCTGCTTCTACATTTTCTATTGTAGTTATTCCAAACGAGTTTGTTGTGGAGTTTTTATATACTACAGTACCTAATCTATAAAGATTCGAAGGCTGTATAAAGAAGTTACCGGGGCGAGTTGGCGCGGCTGTTGCTTCAAATATATTAATTTTTTCGTTAAGTAAAGTTACCATGTCTGAGTACTCTGTACTGTTTCCTGGTATTCTACCAAATTGATTTATATCATAGAAATATTGTTCAAATATATCTTGTTGTGCTTGATTAGCGAATAAGTTAAATTCCTGAGCGGTTACATAACCTCTTTGCTCTTTGTTAAGTATTCCGAGCACTCTTTGATAAACAGTGTTTACGCTTATTGCCATTTGTATGTTTTTTATTATTATAATAATTAGGCCACTATTACAGCAGCCTAACTACTATAGAGTAACTTATCTAAGTTTCTTTAATATTGCTTTGTAAACTTCCATTCCATCATCAGTCTTAAAATAAGACGCTAATGCAGAATAAGGATGCTCATCAAAAGGTATTGTCATTAATTTTCTACCACCATCTCCATACGTAAAAGTTCTTTGATCACTAGACAGTTGCAAGAATCCTTGCTCCACCGCTTTAGCACCAACATTTCTTAATTGTATGTGATCATCACTAGCTAAGTCTAAAAACAATACTGGATCTTTTTTAGCAAATAACATTATGTCTCTTTTAAGTTCACTAGAAGAAAGATTTGTAACTCCTTCTCCATATTCTGATCTTAAAATTGCTTCAGCGTGATCTATATCTAAGCTTTTAGCTTTAATTAAGGCTTCTAATTCTAATTCAATCCAATCTAAATGATTTTCAGAATCTTTTACCTCATCAAGTTCTTTATAAACAAGATCTTTTAAAGGATGATATATTGATAATAATTTTTGTAAATTTTGTTGTTCTTTGGGAACACTAATTTGCCCATTTCTTAATATGATACGACCTAAGGTTGATGTACCCATTTGCTCGTCTGCAAATATAGATTTTTGATTAGTAGCATATCTAATTTCTCTTTGTGAACCTAATTCTTTATCGAAATAAAGTAAAGGTTTACGAGAAGAATGCTTACATGGTAATGTAAATACTAAAGGAGAGTTACCTGTTATTAAAAAGTATGTTCTATCTTTAAATTCAAATTCCGGTTTTACTTGTTTACTTACTTTTGGTTGAGTCGCAACCTCAACTTGTTTTGCTACTGTAGCTTGTTTAGCCATGATATAATAAGATTAAATATTTATAAGAGTAATGATTACCCCCGTAAATACAACGAGGGTAAAAATTACATTAATTAATTATGCTACTAAATTTTCTTTAATAACACAAAATTGTTTGCTGCTTGTACACATAAACATCTTTCTGATAAGAAGTGAACGTTCATTGCATCCTCGTCGCTTGTATAGTTTCCACCAACAGATCCAGTAATCCAAGATTTCATCTTTCTATCGTCAGCTTCAGAAGCTCTATAACGAATATGTAAGAATGGTCTTGAAATATTCTGTCCTAATTGTTGGTCATATACTGTAGACGTTCCAGCTGGAACCATTACACCTTCAATATCGTCAATTAATCCACGAGTAGTAGCATCATTTAAGTATTTCCAGTCAGTTTTGTAGAAATCATAAGATCCTCTACGGAAACCGCTAAATCCTAAGTTAAGTGCCATGTCTTCTGAATTGTTAAATACTCCGTAAGAAGTACCACCAGTTCCAAAACCATTTTGAGCAGCTAACATATTGTCAATAGCTAAAGCAGTACCTCTTCCTAAGAACATCATGTTCTCTTCAATAGCTCCTTGCTTATCAAGTTCCTGTAAAATAAGATCGAAATCAGCTAATCCAGCAGCTCCTCCAAAATCAGCATCAGAATAAACTAGTCCTCTAGTTTCTAATGCAGCAAAAAGTCCATCAGAACCTGTAATAGTTCCTGCAGTACCAAATGATGCTGGTGAAGCAATAGGGTTAGTTGCAGTTTCTGCTTCTAACATAGCCATTTCTAATTGATCTTCAAAACGAATTCTAGCTTCATGCTCAGACTTTAAATACCATAAGTATCCAGAAGTTCCAGCTTCAGTAGTTACTTCAACCCATCCAATTTGAGCAGTATCAGAACCACTTACATTGTATTTATCTCTAAGGATAATAGGTTTGTTGTTAAACTGTTCGAAAGCAGCATCAACTGAAGTACCTGCTTTTTCAGATCCTTTTGCATATTCAGAACCGTATACAAATACCTTTCCATTAGCTGCAACAGGTGTAAGATTTCCTTTGTAACCTGCTACTGTTAATGTAGCAACTCCTGCAGCAACTGCAACACTTTGTACATAAGCTTTTTCAACTACTAGTCCGTTAGCACTAGCACATACGATAGTAGCTCCAGGTCCAATAAGATTTTGTGATGCTCCTCCTACTGCTGGAATAACTACAGTTGTAGTTGTTATAACAACTGGGTCATATGCAATGTGTAATCTACCTTGCTCAGACCATACTACTCTGTCTGAAGCCATAGGCATTTCTGCTCCTACCATACGTAAAAATCCAGAGATAGTACGGTTTCCGTATCTTTCTACTTCTTTTTCATATACTTCTGGTAAAAATTGTTGTGTAAAATCCATATCTGTTAAAGATAGGTAGTTGTCGTTAAACAACGTTTGTGTAGGTCTTGGTGTTAAATGCGCCAATGCGCCAACACTACCTGTAAATGTTCCTGCCATAATTTTAATTTTAAATTTTTATTATCTTTGTTTTATTCCAAACTTCGAAGAACCTGTAGATTTAACAGACTTAAACGTAGTTCCTGTAGAATGTTTGACGTTTTCATGAACTCCTCTCGGACTCATATCAATATTCTTCGCATTAGTTACGCTTGCTTTCATAGCATCGGTTTTTCCTTGCTCATAAAAGTGTTTTGCAATTGCATCTGGATTCATAGCTGTAAATAGAGACTTGTGATAACCCGCGGCGTCATTCATTTCATTTTTATCGTTCAAGAACTTCTTGACAAAATTATTGATATCTCCTTGGGTGTCTTTTACTTGGTCTGCGTTATTTACTTTGTAACGAAATTTCTTTTCGCCAACATTGAAATCAAAACCTTTGAAATCATTGGAAAAAAGCTTTTCTGTTTTAGCATTAAACGTAGACACTTGATGTTCAGCTACTTTGGTTGCTTCTTGTTTTTCATTATTATAACGGTTGAAAAACTCTACCGCTTTTTTTGTTTCTGGAGCTAAATTAGTTCCAGCTTTTATTTCTTTATAGTACTTACTTTTTAAGCCGTCTAGATGATTCTTAGCATTTGCTAGCTCTTCTTTTCTTGCTAATTTTTTTCTACGTATATCTCTTTCTTCATCAACCTCTTCGTCATAAGAAAAGTTGTCTTCCATTATAAAGTCAATCTCTTCTCTATCTAAATGAGGTTTTGTATTTTCGTAGAATTCTCTTAATAATTGATTATCATTTAAAGATGAATAATCTGTATTTAATTTTACGTAATCTTCCAGGCTTCCACCGGTTTCTTCCATAAACTCAACAACCTTCTGAATATTTTCCGGTAATGGAACTCCAAGATCTTGTTCGACAACAGCTTGCTGAATTTCTTCTGCTATTGTTTCTACTTTTTCTTCTATTTCTTCTTCTGTTATTTCTTCAATAACTGATTGGGGAGCATCTTGAATGGCGTCTGGTTGTTGTGGTATTTCTTCTTCCACTTTTTGTACAGGCTCGGTTGGTTGATCTGCAACCACGTCTGCTGTTTTTTGCTTTGTATCGGCATCTTCGTTTAGTTTGTTTAGTTGACCTAAATCTACTTTGATGATACCATCTTCCACCGACATAGGTTTTGATTCTTCTGCTTTGATTTCTTCAACAGCAGGTACTTGTTCTTCTGTTTGTTCTGACATGATAAAATATGATTAATTATTACTATTATTATTACCTAGGGTCTGACGAACCTAAGTTAAAACCACCACCCATTGTATCAAACCCACTTGATTCGAAGTTTTGGGGAGGTGCTTCTGTTTGTCTTTGATTTATTAATTCACTTTGTTGCGTAGCTTGCAATTTAGTTCTTTCGTCTTTTCTATCTTCTTTTTCTTTAATTTCTCTTTTAGCTCCATTAACTTCAATACCTTTGAGCTGCATATTCATTTCAAATTCTAATTGCATTAACTCTTTTTTCAAAGCAGCTTCTTGCATCATTTTTTGTTTGTCTATTTCTGCTTGAGCTTGTACTAATGAAATCTTTTGTTGTATTAAAGCTTGACCTTTCTGAACTTCTGCTTGAGCAGCTACTTGTTGCGCTTCGGCATTGGCTTGAGCCTGTGCTTTAATATTTTGCTGTTGCATTTCTTGATCCAGCTTTTGCTTAGCTACTCTTCTTATTTTTAGCAATTGATTAGCAAGTTTAAGACTTCTTACTTCTCTAAGATCTATAGCGTCTGATAAATCTATTAATCCACTTTGAACAGCTGCCTGAATATTGTTTTCTAATATAGCTCTTTCTTCTTCATCTGGTTGTAATTCAATAAAGATACCAAAGTCATATAAATATAAGTCTTTCATTTCTTCAAGAACAGCTACATTTTGATTACCTATTTTATGTATAAAAGCATCTCGTGTTGGCGAGTATTCTAAAATATCAGATATTCTTAATGATAAACCTTCACATAAATCCGATGTTAAAAATAAACTACCATCTAATATATGTCTTGTTGCAACATTTGAATTAGCTGCTGCCATTTTTTGAACACCTACTAAAGCTCTTGCATCAGGAGTACTTCCATCTCTAGCTTCATTTAATCCGGTTACATCACGGATCATTTGCATGTAGTAATTGTAATTTCCAATTAACGCTTGCATTTTTCCACCACCAGCACCGGTTTGTATTTCTTGAATAGGAACTTTACCTGGGTTCATATCACCATCTTGGGTCATAGACCTACCAATTACAGAACCTGTTTGAAAGAACATATTAAGAGCTTCCTGAGGATTGTAATTTGTACCATTACCTAAATCAACTTCAGCTAAACCATCAGCATCAAGATAAACACCATCTGGCACCATTCTTGACATTACTTGTTGTAGCTTTAAATGTGTAAGTTGAATCATATCTGCAAAGCCTGTTATACGACTTACTACAGATTCTATTCTACCTTTATACATTCTAGGTGCTGTAATACTATAATTCATTTTAACCTTAGTGTAATCACTTTTAGGTCTTATCATGTTTTTAGCTAGATCCCATTTAAGCATTCGGCCTCCTACAATTTTAACTCCCTCATATAATACTTCTATTGATTGAGATAATTTTTCAATACCATACTCCTCGTACATTTCTGGCGGAGGATTGAATTCATCAGTTTTAGGTATTATCTTTGCAGCTCCTGTTGCAGTCTCTTTAACTTTATAAACTTCGTTTGTAAAAGTCTTATAATTAAAATAAAGGACTTGAACAGTATTGGAGTCGTCCTGGTTAGAATTACTAATAGTTCTATCATAAAACCCATTGTTACTAACTGACTGACCTGCAATTGATTG